GCCTTTTCGTGCCGCAGGAGTCACACCAGGAGCCTTGCCCAGCTCTTTGATGGCTCTTTGAAGCTCTTTGAGTCCTCTAATCTCCATCTCATCACCCCATTGGATGCCGTGAGCAGATCAGCTCTACGATTTCATCATTTTTGGAGTAGGTTCGAACGATGTAATACACTTTTGAGTCATACTCAAGCCTCGTCTCGTTGTCGTAGTCGATAAAGCGGACCACAAACATGACCTCGGGACGTATCCCTTGAGCGTGGGCTTGGTAAAACTCACTTTGGCGAATGGATTTTTTGTTCGCGAACACTGTTCTCTTAGCAGGAGTGCCGTCTACGTACTCGCCGAACGAGTTCTGAGTCTGTGTGGTCGTGATCAGGTCTACAACGTCTCGCCAAAGCATCAGCTCACCACCATCGCCACAGAAACTGTCGCGTCAGCGGACACATCAACCTCACCGTTGACCGTGGTGTAGTTTTCTTTGGTGACGACATACTTCTGGTTCTGGTTAGGTTGGACGCCGAGGAACACAGCCTGACCCGATGCGTTGGTGATTCGCTTCTGCCCCTGAAACTCCACCGTTGCATCCGCGAGCGCGCCCGAGGACGTCACTGAAAAGGTGATGGTGTACCCGTTGTACTTTCGCACCAGTGCGAGAGCAGACTTCTGGGACTCATAACTGGTCATGAGCTTCTCTGCATCAGGGTTGTCCCAGCCAAATTGAGCTTTTACGTACGTAATAATGGCGTTTCTGACGAGTGGGTCAGTGTCCACGACCTTTTCTGGGACAATGGAAAATATTTTCAAATCCTCTTCGGCAGCTGAGATGAGATTGTTAATCTCCGTGTCAAAGGCCGAGGAGGATATTCTTAGGACTTTTTTAACGTCAGCAAGGAAAGTCATTTAAACCACCAGGTAGACGTCTACCTTCGACCCGTTGAGTGCTGTATTGAGGTCAAACGTGTTGCTCTCTAGGACGGTTGCCGATGTTGTGACAGTCGGCAGAGTCCCTTCGCGCACGTTGTTGTGGTACGCCAACAAAACACTGTTGTGAGCGAGTTTATACGGGATTCCAAGGACTTCGCCGAAACCTATCGCTGTTGTCGCTCCTGTGCCGTCATGGGCAGGGATGGTTACCTTGGTGACGGTGCGGAATGCTTTGGTTCCTGCGACAGTCCCCGCGGTGTCCACAGTGAACGCTGGCAGAGTCTCAGTGATGACCTCGTTATCCATGTTGGTGCCTTCGATGATGACCTGTATCGCTTTGATGTCCGCAGCTGTGCCGCCTGCTGTGGCTGTGATGTTGCGAGCATAAGCAGGGTTTGTGATGCCTGTGGTGATGACTTGCGTCAACGCTGTCGATGTGACGGCCGCAAGGACTGCTGTGGTATTGGCGACAACTGCCGAAGCCGCAGGGACTTCGATATGAGCGATGTAGCCTCTGTCAACGTCAGATAGACCGTCAGTTTTGAGATTTGTATTTTTCGGATTGATGCCGATTCTGACCATTTTGCCACCTCCATAAAAATAGGGAGCCGAAGCTCCCCTGAATTAAGCTCGTTTTACTCTTAAGAAGCCGTTTTTCGCCGTCACGTTGCCGCCTGCGAAGATGGACCCGCGGTGAGCGATGTTGCCATTTTTGAATTGATAGTCCATGGAGCGCTCGACTGTGATAGGCGAGAAAACTGTCATGGTGTAGTTGGAAAGCGAGCCGTAAGCCATGAGATACTGACCTGTTGTTGCAGTTGCAGTCGCCTTGCATTCACTGTTGATGATGTAAGGTACCCCGTCGATCGTGCCAGTGTTTCCGTTGTTGGTGACGTTGTAGATTTTCTCGCCGTCGTTTGTGCGGAGAGTCGCAAACTTTTTGAGATCGAGCTTGTTGAGGATAAGCACCGCAGTCCCCTCGACATCCTCAGTGCCACCGTAGGAGTAGATGATCTCGTCAAGAGTGGTTTCGTCGATGTCAGTGATGGAGATATCCGTTGCCGCGTCGATTGCTGTGGCGTTGCTGGAGAAAATTCCTGTGAATGTGTTTGTTGTGCCAGCGCCGATCAAGATTTGGCGAGTAATTCTCTTTCTAAGGGCGATGGTGATGCCATTTACGACTTCTGCGTCATAGTTGGCTAGAGGCAACTTGATGACTTCCTCAGTGTCCTCAGCGTAAGCGGTGATTTTGGCCTTATTAATCGTCGCATAGTTAAAAGTCGGCTCAGCAGTAGTGTAGTTGGCTTCCTCAGCTGTGTAGCCGCCCTCGCCGTAGCCTGTGATGTACGGCTGGCGGAAAGTTTCGCCACCCAAAAGGACTCTCACGCCTACACGGTCAAGCAGAGTCGAAACTTCGTTGAACGTTGGCTTCAGGTCAGGTGCGTCATAACGTGGCAATATCACGTTGTTGGAAAGAGTCACCGAACGCTTTTCGATTAGCTCGCGTCCGCGTTGCTCAGAGGCTTTGCGTTGTTCCATGTCTTTGTCCATAATGTCATCTCCTGGTTTGTCAATTTTGCGTGTCTCAACTTCTCCAGAAGCCACCGCGCTAATCAAAGCCGCACGCTTCTGGATTTTCTCCTCTTGAGCTTCAAGGTCGCGAAGCTCCACTTCTAAAGCAGTCAAATCCGCGTCGTCTTGC